CACCAGTTTACGCACTACCTACAACTAACTATGCACCCCATGGACCAATGTGGTTTGGCGGGGGCTTAGTCAATGCCGATGTCAGTGGCGATCGTTTTTATTGGTTTGACCAAGACATGAAAATTGACATTGGGTATTCTTCAACTTATGCACCAGCCAATTTAGTTGGCTTGTCCATAGCTATGGACATGTGGACCAAAGGTGGTGTTCAACCCGACGTAGTCACAGCGAATTCGGCTACTGCCGCAGGTACTGTAACCTTGAACATCAATGAGAGTGGTTATTATTGTTTAAAACTTTTACTCGACATCTCAGCCCAATCAAGTGTTGCTTTCAGCATCACTTCAATGACTTATTCATCACAATCCGCTGATGTCCCTGCAATCTTCGGGCATCAGGCAGTCCCTGGTTATGTTACCAACTTCGGATCTGTGAATGCTTATAGAGTGACCGGATTAGCTCTCATGTACTCCAACACTTCAGCAAATATCAGCTTGCAAGGTTCTATTGCAGGGTATCAAATTCCATTAGGAGAACATTGGTCAACTATGATTGATCAAAATCCTTATACAGCTTTGACCAATAAAGGACCAAAAATGAAGAAGATGAACGCATCAACTGGTATGTATGCATTTGTAAAACCAGCTTCTTCAGAAGATTGGGAGTATAGAAGTTATACATTATGGCGTAACGGCATATTGTATGACTCTTACTGGCCAATCGATGACAAGGACACAAGCAAATTGATACTTGTCTCCAACATAGTGGATTTTGCCGGTCGTTCAGCAGAATATACTTTATATTACAATATAGAGTATCAAACCACTGACCAATGGAAAAATCCGCAATTCGCACCATTAGATGGAGGAATTGCCAAAGAAGCTCTCAAACATATTAGAGGTTTGCCTCAATACGCTGAAAACCCTTTACACATCGCCAAAATTTGGGATGCAATCAAATCAGCTGCCAAAGCAGTAGTTAACGGTATCGTTAAATACGGTCCAAAAGCAGTTGAACTTGCTGGCACTGCAGCAAGCATGATGTAAAATACTTACAAACGTGATCCCCAACGTTAAATCGGTGGACCCTTTTCTTTATATTAAAC